ATACTACATTCTATGGTAAGGACGCTGAAGGTTTCTTCAAGAAAGTTCTTACAACTGGTGTTGCTAAGAACGAACTTACTTTAGTTCCAAATGTTAAGTCTAAAATCAAATTGGCTTACTCTGACTTAGGAAACATCTTACAAGCTGACGACTGTTCGTTCTCAGCATCTGGTGAAGGTACTCTTAACCAAAAAACTATGGAGGTTTGCGACCTTAAAGTAAACCTTGAATATTGTGCTACTACATTTGAAGCAAACTACCTTTCTCTTCAATTAAGAGCTGGTTCTAACTCTGAAGAAGTTATGCCTAACTCTTATGCTGAGTTCGTTGTAGATTATGTTGCTGAAAAAGTAGCATCTGATCTTGAAATCACTATGTTTAAAGGTGATACAGGAACTTCATCTTACCCACTTAGTCTTTGTGATGGTTTAGTAAAACAATTGTTAGCTGATGGAGCTGTAGTAGATGTTACTGCAACTGCTTCTATCACATCTGCAAATGTTGTTGCTGAATTAAACAGAGTATTGGAAGTTGTTCCAGCTGAAGTTAGACAACAACCTAACTTCAAAATCTTTGTTTCTCAAGAAATCGCTTTCTCTTACAAGCAAGCTCAAGCTGCTACACAAGGTGGTCTTTTCTTAGTTGGTGACAAAGAATTAAACTACTTAGGTTACAGATTGATTCCTACTTCAGGTTTGACTGCAAGACAAATGGTTGCTTTCAATTCAGATAAAGTATTCTTCTTAACTGACTTGACTTCTGATTGGGATGAAGTATTACTTATACCACAAAGAAACATCTCTGGAGCTAGAACTGAAAGATTCGTAACTTCATTGAAGTTCGGTGTTAATTACCTTTACGGTAACGAAATCGTTCTTTACTCATAATCCTTAACTGGACTAAAAATAAATATATAAGAAATGGCTTGTGTAAGTTTTTCAGGAGGTATCGCTAAGGATTGTGAAAATAATATCGGTGGTCTAACTAAGTTATATTTGACTGATTTTGACAACATCGTAGGTTATACTCAGTCTGGTGGTACTGTATCCGTAATACAATTAGCATCTGCTTCTCAGTTCTATGAATTTGAGTTCAATAGAAACTCAGCTACATTCACAGAGGATTTAGTTAAATCTGTTGAAGCTGGTTCTGCTCTTTTCGAGCAAACTATAACAGTAACTATCCCGAGAAGAGACGTTGCAAAAAGAAACACTCTAGCTCTCCTTACTCAAAGAGATTTAGCAGTGATTATTAAAGACTCAAATGGTTTATACTGGTATCCAGGAGCTGTTGAGGGTGTTTATCTATCAGAAAGCACTTCAACATCTGGAACAGCTAAGGCTGACGGTTCTAACTATGTAATCACTCTAAAAGGATTCGAGATAGATAGAGCACCAGGTGTGGCTTCTTCAATTATCGCAGGATTGATATAAGTTTCAATTCCACATAAAATGAAAAACCCGTATTGAGGCAAATCACTACGGGTTTTTCTATTTTAAAGCAGATTTAACTAACATATGTTATATGTTAAAAACAAACCCAAGTTTTAACAACATATAAAATAAACTTTGTTCTATGATGATAAATCTTACACCTGGAATAACAGCTTCTATTTGGATGAGTTTAAGAGAAGATGTTCCGTATGGTTCTACAGCAAGTTTCAAATTTACATTCACTAATGACATGACTGGTAATCAAAAAGTATTCTACCCTACTGACTTACAGCCTGATAATAAGTGGTCGAGATTTAATATAGTTGTTGGAACACCGGAAAACCTCAATACACCGAAATTAGATATGTCAGCAGGAATGTGGTCTTACATTGTAGAGGCAGGTTCAACGATACTTGAAACTGGTAAAGTATTGGTAGAAGAATCTAAATCTTGGACGACTTTAGAAAGACCAGCAAAAAACACAAAAGTCCTAAGAAGATAATATGGCATTATTCGACTTTTTAAGTAAAAAACCTCAATCAAATGAGGTAAAAACAAACAGTGACATTGCTAAGGATATTATGGACACAATCAATTTGCGTAATATTGATTTGCCAATGCCTAAAGAAAACAAAGCATTTGATTGGGTTTTATTTGGACCTAATAATTCATTTCCTATGGATATATTAGAGTATAGAAACTCATCAGCTATTCATGATTCTATTATTGAAGGTAAAACAGCACTTATTGCAGGTGGTGGCTTTCTATTTGATGAGACAAGAGATTTAAGTAATCAGTTTTTGATTGATAATTGGAAGTTAATTCCTTTTTGGAGAAAATTAGATAAGATATTCTGGATGGTTGCTCGTGACCAAGAAACATTTGGTTATTCTTGCTTTGAGGTTATTTATTCAGTAGACCACACAAGAATAGTTGATATAAATTGGATTGACGCTTCTCGTATTGCATCTGGTAAAAGAAATGAATTTGGTGAAGTTAAAGACTATTACTATTCAGATAATTGGTCAAACACAAGACAAAATCCTCCAAGAAGAATTGCAGCTTATGATCCTAATGGTGATGAAGGTAGACAACTTATGTTTATTAAGTATGATGATAATAATATGGATTACTATGCACTACCTAACTATTATTCAGCTTTGAGATGGATTAAAGCAGATGCTCTTATGGCCGAATACAACTTAGCGGCAATTAATAATGGATTTTCACCGTCAATTGTATTTAAGTTCTATAAAAAACCATCACCAGAAGAAAGAAGATACAACTCAGAAGCAATTAAATCACAACACGGAGGTGCAAAGAATGCAGGAAAAGCAATTATCTTATATTCTGATGGTAAAGAATTAGCACCAGACATTGATACTTTAGATGCAACTAATATTGACCAAAGGCTTATACAAGTAGCAGACCAAATTGTTCAACAAATTGTAACTGCTCATAGGTGTCACCCACAACTTTTAGGAATACAAACTGCTGGTAAACTTGGCTTTTCTAGTGAATTACTTCAATCCTGGGAGATTTTCAATAAGATGGTGATACAACCAGAAAGAAAATTGATTTTAGACCGTTTTAGAGAAGTTTTAATCTTTAATGGTGTAGCAAGAGTTAGTATTGAGGAACTGACTCCAATAAAAATAATAGAACAATAATGGCAGCAACATTTTCAGCTCTTTTCATTGATGATGAATATCTAAAGACTTATACACCTTTAGGTAAATCAATTGATGTAGATCAAATTTATCCTTTTGTTCAAGAGGCACAAGATATTTATACACAAGACCTTTTAGGAACGCCTCTTTATAACTATTTAGAGTATAAACTATATCAAGGTTTGACATTTTCAACTCCTTACTTTACACAACAGGAGATTGATTTAATCAACATTTGTTCTAAAGCACTTGCTTATTGGACTATCTATTTGGCTCTTCCTCATTTAGCTATTCAGATTAGAAACATAGGAGTAGCAAGAGCTACTTCTGAAAATACAACTATATCAACGGTTCAGGAACTAAAATATATAAGACAGGAAATGCAAGACTTAGCTGAGTTTTGGAATCAAAGAGTTATAAACTTTATTTGTGAGAATTCAACTTACTTTCCTCTTTATAATGCAGCATCTAATGATTTATATCCACAAACTTATCAATATGACTCTGATATCTATATTGAAGATAGATATAGAGATTTGAGTTATGAAGAGATTAAGTTCTTAAAAAAGTATCTTTCGTAAAATGGAATTAATGAGTTTTTTAACATTTATCGGAGGAGCAATGCTTACTATAATAGGTTACTTCTTGAAAAAGACTATGGATGAACTTAAAGAAGTTAAACAGTTATCTTATGATAACAAATCTAAGTTAGATGTTTTACAAGTTGATTATAAAAACAAAATAGAGAACATCACTGAAAAGTTTGATGAACTTAAACTTACTATGTCTGAATTGATAAAAGAAATAAAGCAATTAAACTCAAGAATAAGATGACAGAGGCAGAAAGATTTGAAAAGCTTATAAAGCTTGGATGGACATATGATAGTATGACTGGTAGTATATACAACAGCAGGGGATCATTATGTAAAAACATAAACAAGGATGGTTATATTCAAATCTCAGTTTTGGATAGTAATAAAAAGTTGTATAATGTGATGGGTCATAGGTTTGCTTACTATTATTTTTATAAAGATGCACCTAACATCACAGACCATATTAATGGTGATAGATTGGACAATAGTATATCAAACCTAAGATCTGTTACACATACTGAAAACAATAGAAATCGATCAAATTCAAAGGGGTACTATGAACGTAAAGACTATAAAGGAGTGGCATTTCACGCTCAAATAACAATTAATGGTGTAGTTAAATACTTGGGTGTGTTTAAAACAGAGATTGATGCTAAATCAGCTTACAATGAAGCAAAAAATAAGTACTTTAAGTAAATGTCTCATATAAACCTATTAACAAGAATAAAAGAATTAAATAATGGCGGATAAAAATACACTGTTTAGAAATAAACCTTATGATAATGTTAGATTGATTTATACGACTTTTATTAGTGGTGTTGAGACTGATTATTATGCGGAAGCATCAGGTAATCGTTTTTATTATTCTATATTAGGATCCACAGCTTCTTCAGATATGGAGTCAGCAACATTTAAGTCTTTTATTTCTATAACAATGTCAAATTATAAAGTTTATACATTTGATGCTATACCTATGGAACCTGGAGAAACTGTTCTTATAGAGTCAACTGCTATAGGTATGAATTCATCAGGTAGTAAAGCATTTATATCAAAAACATTTGGAGGATTTAGACATAGTGGTAGTGAAATTAAAATCATAGGTGGAACATCCGCTTTTACATATTCAGTTCATAAAGACTTTACAGGTTGTGATTTTGAGTGGTTTCCTAATGCTACACAATCAATACAATTTAATGTTGTAGGTCAAAATAGTGAGACTATAGACTGGGATATTCATATTGAATATACAAAAGGTTTTCATAGTATATCTTCAGGATCACAACTTCCAAAACCAATTTATCCACCAGCAGAAAAATGAGTAATACAATTTATATAAAGCTACAAGATGGAACCTATAAAAAGGTTGTTTATAATGAAAAAGAGATAGGAGGTAATCTTAACTTAGTTTCGGAAGAGAAACCTAAAGATGGTGCTACTGGTTCTGCCGGCTTAGACGGTAGAGATGGTAGAGATGGTCAAGAAGGTAAAGACGGTAGAGATGGTAAAGACGGTAGAGATGGTCAAAATGGCCAAAACGGTATAAATGGTCTTGATGGTTATACACCTATAAAAGGTATAGATTATTTTGATGGTCAACAAGGTCCTCAAGGTGAAATAGGTCTACAAGGTGAACAAGGTCCTATGGGTCCACAAGGTCCGATAGGTCCT